CGATTGACAAGAGTGTCAATGTCTGCACATGATACTGTAATTACAGTGGCAATTAAAGTTTCAATCATAAGGATGAACGATTCCGTTCCGAGTCGGCTTACTTGCGTCCAATGATGTAAGTGTTGCACTCACCTTCAACCTTTGTTCTAAAGTAATCTATAAGATACTCTTGAGCATCGGGTGTGTGATTTGGATTGCTCAAAATCTCTACCCTCTGGTTATTCCATTCCTGACATGACATTTGCCAATGGTAACTGTTATGCTCAGAAATGAGAAGTGCTAGTGCTAAACTTTCCATTTGGATGAACGTGTGGACATCATAACATATCCACAACTATTTAGCAATGTTTTGTAACAGAGACCGTATACGGTATCATTTATTACTTTTTTTTCTTCTTCTTGGTTGGTTTGGTAGCCGCTTGTGTCTTTTTAAATGATTCTTCACCTGTTTCAAAAATCTCAAGTGGTCCTTGATACCAAAGGTCGGGTCCAGGCCATGAGTGTCTTCCCCACCATCCGTCTTTCTCCTCATTCATATTATTCATAGGTTTATAGTTTGAAACCACTAAATGTATTCTTGTCAACGTCCTGTTTAATACCACCGACAATGTAAGATTCTATCTCTGTCTCTTGTGGAGCATTCTGTTGTCCTTTAGAGTTGAGCCAATGCTCAGTCCAAGGTAAAGGATTATTCCTTGCGGGTATATCATACATGGTTTCTAGTCCGATTGCTTTCATGCGTCTATTGGCAACCCACTCGATGTATTGATGCAATAGTTTTTCGTTAAGACCTATCATGCTACCGTTAGAAAAGAGATAGTTTGCCCAGTCTTTCTCTTCGTTGACTGCGTTAGCAAACATCTGACGCACATTCTCTTTCTCTTCTTGTGCAATCTGTTGCATGTCAGGGTCATCACCCTTCTTCCATTTGTAAAGTATCTTCTGTGTCAACGCAAGGTGTTGTGATTCGTCTCTTGCAATAAGGGATATGATCTTAGCTGACCCTTCCATAAGTTTGAGCTCACCGAATGCGAAAGAGCAAGCAAAACTAACGTAAAAACGAATACCTTCAAGGATGTTGACATTGGCAATAGCTCTATAAAGTTTACGTTTGACATCCCTTAGAGTCCACTGTGATGTGGGGGATTCTTTCCAGTCTGGTTTCCACATATTACTTTCAGCATACTCACCTACTACATCAAGAAACTCATCGTATGCTTTAGTAACTGACTTAGCACGAGAGATAATCTTCTCGTTATCTAATACAGTATCAAACACCTCACCTGGGTCAGGGTATACATTCTTAATTATATGTGTGTATGAGCGTGAATGTATCTGCTCCATAAATTGCCAGACACCCATGCACCCTTCCAACTCAGGTAGTGAGCAGTAAGGAGAGAATGCCATCCCAGGTCCTCTGCCTTGCACAGAGTCTAATAAGATTTGATACTTGAGGTTAGAAGTATAGATGTGCTTCTGTTGCTCAGTCAAAGTCTTATAGTCTGACCTATCTTTTTGTAGTGAGACTTCTTCTGGTCTCCAAAAATATCCTAATTGTGTCTGTGTTAATTTATCAAAGTCTGGATACTTATATTCGTCATATCTTTGCATCCCTAAGGGTGCACCAAAAAACATTGGTTGCTTCTTGGTATCAGTTTTCTTTTCGTTGAATACTGTTACGCTCATGTGTTTTGCCATTTAAACTTTACAACTATCACAGTCTTCTTCTGACTCTGTGCCATGAAGAATTTCATTAATTAATTGCTCTGTCTTTGCAGCATCTGCATCGACATCTTTTTTATTATCGTATGTATTTTGATAGTATGAGGTTTTCCAACCGTATTTGTATGTTGTTAATAAATCGTTTGCCATTACAGACACAGGCACTTCATTATCTGGATAGTTTTCTGGATTGTATGACCAGTTTCCACTGATTGCTTGGTCAAAAAACTTCTGCATGATGGCAGTCACGTTAATGTATCCCTCGTTACTAGGCATGTCCCACAGGAGCGTGTAATTATTCTTGTAAGTTGTAAACTGTGGTACAATTTGCTTAAGAGGTCCCTTCTTGGATTTCTTAACGGACAGGTAGTCTCTAGGTGGCTCGATTCCATTGGTTGCGTTTGACACAACGGAGCTAGATTCCGATGGCATTTGTGCGGACAGAGTGCTGTGCCTGAGTCCCCATTCGGCAATGTCATCGCGTAAAGAATCCCAATCATATTCGTATGATACTGTGACTAACTCATCTACTTCACTCTTATATGTATCTATTGGAAGGATTCCATCGATGTATTTTGTGCGATGGAAAGCATCACATGCACCCTTCTCTTTAGCAATGTTATTAGATGCTCTAAGTAGATTGTATTGGAAGGATTCAGTTAGTTTATGAGTGAGGTCATACGCTTCTTGACTATCATATTTCACACCATTCTTTGCGAAATAATGTGCTAGACCAATGAAACCTATACCGAGTGACCTACGTGCCAACGTAGAGCGTCTCGCTGCAGGTACAGGATACTCTTGATAGTCAATCAATTCTTCTAGTGCTCTTACTGCAAGGTCACATAGATTCTCCATCTCATTGAGGTTGCGTATCTTACCTACGTTAATAGCAGATAGTATACACAAAGCAATCTCACCATCCTGACTATCAATATGATTGATAGGGTCAGTAGGTAGAGTAATCTCTTGACATAGGTTACTCATGTTGACTTTGTCTTTGAATGATGAATGACTATTACAGTGGTCAATATTCATCAGGTATAGACGACCAGTCTCTGCTCTCTCTTTGAGTAGGTCTAGGATTAATCCTTGAGCACCGACTCGTTTGGAGGGGATGGATTCATCAGATTCGTAACTGCAATATAACTCATCAAACCTATCGGTCCCAAAACTCTCATACAAATCAGGAACATCATGAGGGGAAAATAACGTGATTTCTTTATTTTCGATAAAACGTTCATAGAATAACTTGGATAGTTGAATTGAATAGTCTAGTTTTCTGACACGATTATCCTCAGTCCCTTTGTTATTCTTAAGGACGATGATATCTTCTATCTCTTGATGCCAGATTGGGAAGTGGACTGTCGCGCTTCCACCACGAATGCCATTTTGAGTGCAGCATCGGACAGTTGCCTCAAACTTTTTGAGGAAAGGGACAACACCTGTGTGCTGTACTTCTCCGCCCCTGATTTTAGCGTTGATGCCACGGATTCTACCCGCGTTGATACCAATGCCCGCCCTTTGAGCAACATAGTAGCCGATAGCCATGTCACTGCTAAAAATGCTATCGAGGGTGTCATCAACATCAACAAGAACACAGCTTGCAAATTGTCTGAGTGGCGTCCTAACACCCGCCATAACTGGAGTAGGAATGTTGATTTTGTGTGTGCTGATTGCTTCGTAGTATCTTCTGACATATTCTAACCTTGTGTCTTTAGGGTATTTGGAAAACAATGTAGCAGCAATCATGATATACATCTGTTGAGGTGTCTCAAACAGGTAACCTGTGCTTCTATCTTGTACCAGATATTTATCGCATACTTGTCTTAAGCCTGCGTATGTAAACATATAATCTCTATCATGGTCAACGTATGACTCAATCTCTTCCCACTCTTCCTCAGTATATACTGTGAGTAATTCTTCATCATACATACCATGGTCTACACACTTACAAATATGATTGTAAAGTATAGGAGGTTTGTCTGGGTGGTATCCGAAGACTGCTTTCCTAAGACCAAACAGTAACAACCTTGCTGCAACATATTGATAGTTAGGAGTGTCTAATGATATCAAATCATTAGCAGAGCGTATTAGAATCTCTTGGATGTCTTCTGTCTTAATGCCATCGTAGAATTGTATTCCACTATTCATCTCTACTTGAGAGGATGACACACCCGCAAGGTCTTCGCATGCTAACTCAACCATTGCGTGTACTTTGTCGAGATTTAGGGACTCGACAGACCCATCTCGTTTAACAACACTGATTCCGTTGCTCATACTTTCTTCCAGTCTGTAAATTTAATTTGTGCTTCTAACCCTGAGTAGGTGTTTGATTTTATTATAGCATAGGGATTCTCCCCTGCTAATACCATATCATTAATGTCCTTCTGAATTAAATTCTTAGGCCAAATAACGATAGACTCTTTCGATTGGATACAAGATTGCATTCGTTGTACAATCTGTTTGTTTCTTGGCTCGTTGTCGAAGACCCAAATCCGTAAATCATATTGTAGATTCCGATGGTCGACATCGCTCCCACACATAGCAATAGCGTTGGGAAGAAAGCAGGAGTCAAAGGGACCTTCCGTGACATAAACGGTTTCATTTTTTTCAATTTTGTCTTGTCCAAATAATTTTAATTGGTCATCAAACATTACGGTGATGTACCGTAAGTCTGTATACTTCTCCAAAGAGCGACCCTGCACTCCAAACCACGTACCATCATCACTAATGAGTGGGATAATAATTCTAGGTTTGTCGTGTGTAATTTTTTCAAATGTTTTCTTATGGGTATTGACCCATGACATGAATTTATCAACGTAGTAGAAACGACTCAGTTGTGCCTCAGGTATCTTCCTATCCAGTAAATATTTCTTAGCTGGGTGAGAAGTATTTAGGTCTGAGATTCTTTGAGCAGACGGATTCTTTTTGAAGTTAGGTTTTGCTGATGGTATCTTTGGTGAGGGTGTATGTCTACCCTTACCAGTCATGCCTGACTTGTATTTTTCCATGACAAATTGGTCATACAAATCAGGTGCTTGGTCTTTTAAAAAGTTACCAAGAGACCTACCAACACCACAGTTATGGCACTTGTAAATGTATTCTGATTTCTTCAGAAAAAAATACCCTCGTGCTTTACTCTTATTCTTCTGAGAGTCTCCGCAGTAAGGGCATCTGAAATTGTACAGTCCACGCTTGACATGCTTGTATCTGTCAAGACGTGAGCTGATTAATCGAATGTATTTGTCTTCGACGTAGTCCAATCTACCCTTTCTACTGTGGGTATCATACTTGTATTATTGGAAGCTGTCAAGCCTTGTAATATTCTTTGTCCTATAGGGCTGACAAGGAAGGATACAATGGTAAGACCTCCTGCTATTGACCACATCTTCTTCTCCATCAACCTGAGTCTATCATCTACCTTTCTTATATCTCTTTCGCATCCTCTCTTTATAGCATCTGTCTCTCTATTAACATCAGCAGACAATCTGTCTATCTTTTCAAATAATACTTCGTCTATCTTGTCTTGCTTATCTAGTTTCTCATTATGGACAGCAAGAAGTTGTCCCATCTTTACAGAGTTTTCCTGTAGGGATTCAACGACTCGCTCGAGTCTTTCTATTATCGCTGTATTAATGTCTGACATCTCAAACTCTTAGTGCTGCTTGTCTCTTATCCCAATAAAACTTAATCACTTCGTTTGGATATAAACGCTTGACTGAAATCTTTTTAAAATTCTCAGGGCGATACATCTTTCTCAATTCTATCTTCAACGCTGACTCGGACTTGGAATATAGTACGTATGATTCTGCTCCATCATATGATATTTTAAATGGTAGGTAACCACTCTTGTCTTCAACTGCTTCGCCTATGCCGATATTTTTAATCACATGACCTTTCGGTTTATATTTTCTACGCTTCACCTTAGCACTCATAAGTGGGTCAAATCCTGCATTAGGACCTGTGGGGGCAGCACTTCCAGTGAAACCTCCATTACCGACACTCATTGTAGGTGCATCTTCATTCATAATGCGTTGAGTAAATCGAGCACATCGTTATCAATATTTATGTTAGCGAATATTCCAGTATTGTTTTGTGGGTCTATTCTATTTAAGTATAGAAGAAATGTTTTTATGATTGAATAGTATTCTTCACCTAATTTATACATGAGTAAAGGGATAGTCCCTTCACCGAATACATTAAACAAAATAATAAGGTGGTTGAGAATCAAGTTAACTCTCAACACACCTGTCTTAAGGTATCTCTTTAGTAGTCTTTTAAGATATTTAAAC